TGGGCAGACCATCTTGTCAGCTTTGGTTTGAAAAAAATGAACCAAAAAAAGCATTGCCGCTACCTACAACATTTGTTATGAACATGATGATTGGAGACATCGTTGAAGCTGTCTTCAAAGGTTTACTTACAGAAGCGGGGGTAAAGTATGAGGACGATGACAAAGTTACGCTCAACCTTGATGATGATACATCCATCTCTGGCACCTATGATGTTGTTATTGACGATGCTGTTGATGATATTAAGTCCGCATCTAATTGGTCGTACACTAATAAGTTTGAATCCTTTGACACTCTTAGACAGGGTGATGCTTTTGGGTATGTAGCACAGCTTGCTGGCTATGCAAAGGCATCAGGCAAACGTGCTGGTGGCTGGTGGGTAGTGAATAAATCTAATGGTCAGTTTAAGTACGTGCCAGCGACAGGTATGGATGTAAATAAAGAGGTAGAAAAAATTAGGCAAACGTCTGACACTCTAAAAGAAAATAGGTTTGAGCGTTGTTTTGATGCTGTTCCTGAAAAGTTTAGAGGTAAAGAGACAGGCAACATGGTGCTAGATCAGAACTGCGTATTTTGTAAATACAGGTTTTCTTGCTGGCCTAATCTACAGGAACTACCATCTGTAATGTCACAGGCAAAGCAACCAAAGACTGTTTCATATGTAAGTCTGGCAGAAAAATATGCCTAATCACAAAGCGTTTCGTGCAGCACGGAAGTACGGATACAGGAGTGGTCTTGAACACAAGCTGTCTATATATCTAGACGAACTCAAGATAACTTATACATATGAGAAGTTAAAGATTGAGTGGGAAGATTTAGCTTACAGGACATATACTCCTGACTTTGTGTTACACAATGGCATTATTATTGAGACAAAGGGAATGTTTACTGCGGCTGACAGGCGCAAACATTTAGCTGTAAAAAAACAACATCCACAGCTTGACATTCGTTTTGTCTTTGAGAATAGTAGAAGAAAGCTGCGCAAAGGTGCCAAGTCAACCTATGCTGAGTGGTGTATTAAGTACGGCTTTAAATATTATGATCGTATCATACCGGAAGATTGGCTGAAAGAAAAAGGAAAGAACAAACACCCGAAGTTTATCAAGTTTAGTGGGACTAAAGTGAAAAGGAGGTAGACATGGAATCAATTGAAGAAGGTGACTTTGTAATTCGCATCCGGCCATCAGAGGTAGATGGAGAGTGGACAGGAGAGGTAGACATATCTATTATATCACAAGCTAATAATCCACTTAATGATGAGGGATATACACAGCTAATGCATTTTTGCAAAATGATGTGTGCCACTATTCCTCTAATGGAAATGGATAGTAGACTTCGTGAGTTAGTCCACAATTATGTTATGGAAGTTGTTGACAATGAAGATGAAGACGTGCTAGAAGATGATGAGGGCGTTATCATTACTAAAGAAGATGGCAACGTGGTACACTTGAGTTTTGGTAGTAAGACGAAAGGAAATGCATAATGAGGCACGAAGCATATATGAAGAGGGCTGCAGAGTTAGAACAAGCAGCTAAAGAAGCCTATGGTAATGTGGATATGGTCAATAGTCCACCACACTACAACAAAGCTGGTGTAGAGTGTATCGAAGGTATACGAGCCGCTACAGGTGATGGATACGAATATTATCTACAAGGAAATATTATGAAGTATCTGTGGCGGTATCGTTACAAGAATGGCACAGAGGACTTGAAGAAAGCACAGTGGTATCTTGATAAACTAATAGAAGAAGTAGAAGGCTGTTACGATGAAAGTTAAAGTCTTCATTACAATTGAAATAGACCCGGAAGAGTATCCGGTTCCTGCCGATGAAGATGTCGGCATTGAGATTGAGGACGGCATACGTGAATACTTTTATGATGTTGACGGTGCAGAAATCAAACATATAAAAACATTAACGGAGTGACGAGATGAACAACTATTTACCGACGGACTATCAAAACTTTATTGCTCTTTCCCGATATGCTCGTTGGAAAGAGGACGAGCAACGAAGGGAGACATGGAGTGAAACAGTCGAAAGATATTTTGATTATATTACTAGGCATCTGGTCACTAAACATGACTATCAGCTTTCTGATTCACTGAGGGGTGAACTAGAGGAAGCGGTGCTTAATCAAGACATCATGCCAAGCATGAGAGCGTTAATGACCGCCGGTCCCGCACTGGATAGATGCCATGTCGGCGGTTACAATTGCTCCTACGTACCAGTGGATAATCCTCGCGCTTTTGACGAGACGATGTATATCCTCATGTGCGGCACTGGTGTAGGCTTTTCTGTGGAACGTCACCACACAGATAAGCTGCCTGTCGTCAACGAAACCATGCATGACACTGATACTGTCATCAAGGTTGGCGACTCACGTCCGGGCTGGGCCAAATCCCTGCGAGAACTAATCTCGCTTTTGTACGCAGGGCAAGTACCACAATGGGACACGTCAGCGGTTCGTCCTGCTGGCGCACGTCTCAAGACTTTCGGTGGTCGTGCGAGTGGCCCAGCCCCACTTGAAGAACTATTTAGATTTACAGTGGAGATGTTTAAGAAAGCATCAGGTCGTCGTCTATATCCGATTGAGTGCCATGACTTGATGTGTAAGATTGGTGAAGTTGTAGTTGTTGGCGGTGTACGCCGCAGCGCACTCATCAGCCTGTCTAACCTGAACGATGATCAAATGCGCCACGCTAAGTCAGGTCAGTGGTGGGAGAATGAAGGCCAACGTGCATTGGCTAACAATAGCGTTGCCTACAAAGAAAAGCCAGAGATGGGTACGTTCATGCGAGAGTGGGTGTCTCTGTACGAAAGTAAGTCAGGTGAGCGTGGCATCTTCAACCGCCAAGCTGCTAGGAAACAAGCACAGAAAAATGGTCGTCGTGACATAGACCATGACTTTGGCTGTAATCCATGCAGTGAAATTATATTGCGGCCATATCAGTTCTGCAACTTGTCTGAAGTTGTCGTGCGTTCATCGGATACACAACAATCATTGACAGAGAAAGTTCGTCTGGCTACCATTCTTGGCACATTCCAATCTACGTTGACAGACTTCAAGTATCTGCGTAATATATGGAAAAAGAACACAGAAGAAGAGAGGCTACTTGGTGTATCTCTTACTGGTATTATGGATAATGCAATGATGTCAGGTAAGTCAGCACACCTTGGCATGAACATAGGTGCCACACTAAATGCTCTGCGTGTAGAGGCAGTAAAAACAAATGCCGACTTGGCTGCGGAATTAAATATTCCCATCTCTACAGCGATTACATGTGTAAAGCCTAGTGGCACAGTATCACAGCTTGTGGACAGTGCTTCTGGTATCCACGCTCGTCACAACCCGTACTACATTCGTACAGTACGGGGCGACAATAAAGACCCGCTGACACAGTTTATGATTAGCGCAGGTGTTCCATCTGAACCAGATGTAATGAAGCCGGACAGCACAACAGTGTTTAGCTTCCCCATGAAGTCACCACACAATGCGGTCACTAGGTTTGACATGTCTGCTATTGAACAGCTTGAGTTATGGTTAGTGTATCAACGTCACTGGTGTGAACACAAGCCATCTGTTACTATCTCTGTGAAAGAGCATGAGTGGATGGAAGTAGGCTCGTGGGTGTACGAACACTTTGATGAAGTGTCTGGTATCAGCTTTTTGCCATTTAGTGAGCATACATACAAGCAGGCACCCTATCAGGATTGCACTGTAGAAGAGTATGGCGAGATGCTGCAACGTATGCCAAAGGGAATTGATTGGACATGGTTGCAGGATTATGAGAAGGAAGATACCACAACAGGTGGACGTGAGTTGGCTTGCACAGCAGACGCATGTGAAGTAGTAGACCTGAACGCAGCATGATTGAAGGTGCAGACATGCCGAACTGGTGGCAGTGGTGGTTGTTATTCGCCATCACTGTCAACACCTCCATCAATGTGGTCGTGTTCTTCAAGCATAGGTTCAGACAGAAAAAGGGGGTTGACACATGAGTGAGAAAAGAGTAATGTGGAAACAGGGTGACGGATGGGCACAGTACAATCCACCAAAGCATCACCCATCTTACGAAGAATGGATGAAGAGAAAGGAGAAAGAGAATGAGAACAAAGATGATTAACGTGTTGAAAAATCACGCACAATCGAATGTCCATCTGCACATGATGAACATCGAAGCCTATCTTAAAAATCCTGCTGGTATCGGTGAACACTCTGATATTATGGAAGCAATACAGGGTGAACTAGATAAGATGGCTGTGCATGAAGACCGCCTTGCAATTCTCAAAAACTGGCCTGAAGGAGACTAATTATGCTAGAGGATCAGCACTATACTAAGAGTGACGCCGTATATGAAGATGGAGATTGGTGGTACAAAAGTCCTAGTGGATATCGCCAGCGTGTGTCTACACATGCAGCAAAGAATACTAATCGCATGTTTGTCAACGGAAAATACATTCCTAGTTCACATCCGCTGCACAAGCCGGGACGTTACAAGTCGCTAGATGACGCATGGTCACATAAACAAATTGAAAGCACCTCACAAGGCGAGGTGTACATTATAGCTAATGATGCTTGGCCTGAGTGGGTAAAAGTTGGAAAGGCTGTGTCATCTGAAGATCGACTTAACGGTTACCAAACCTCGTCACCTTTCCGTGATTATTCTGTCATTGCTACCTTGACAGCGGAAGATCGACATGCTAAAGAACGTGAGATGCACAAAACTTTTGCGCACTTTTCTGAAGAGCGTCGAGGTGAGTGGTTCAAGATTGATCGTGTAAAAGCTATCAACATCTTTAACATACACGCAACAAATAAACTGAACGAGGAGTTACAGGATGAACAAAAAGCTGGATCAAAATTATAAGGATGGCTACCAATCCTTTTCCCGCACGGAAAAACGCAATACGAGGTATCACGTGGTAGCTAACCCTTTGAAGAAAAATACCACGCCGTGGCGTGAATGGCAGCGGGGATGGGAGGCCGCATACTTCGACAATCTGGAGAAACTAAATGGACTTAGAGCAAGAAGCTAAAACTTGGATGAGGGAGAAATACATGTATGGTATAACAGGGACAGCATACCAAATAGCAGCTTGTGATACTGCTATCTTTCCTAAGAACAAGGCCATGGAGTATTTAACTCTTGGCCTTACTGGAGAGGCGGGAGAGATTGCCAACAAGGTTAAGAAGTTTATCCGCGACGGCGCACCACCTGACGAATACGAGGCTAAAAAAATACAGATTGCGTATGAGATTGGGGATGTAATGTGGTACTGTGCTGTTCTTGCTGAAGAACTTGATATGGATTTAGGTCACATTATGGAAAAGAACTTGGAGAAATTAGCCGACAGAAAGAGGCGCGGCACATTAGCTGGTTCAGGTGATACACGTTAGCGGCGCGACATAAGACCGCCACGTTTGTATCCCTCATAATCTGGATCAATCTTTACATTTTTTGCCAGCACAAGTGGTCCTATTTGTATGACTTCATCTGCTTCAGTTACCACACTTCCGATGTCATGTTTATCTGTGGCTCTACGCAAATAAAAGGTTCCTAACCTACGGGGGTCGAATCCTACTTGTGACCATTCAGGATCGTCAAGTAGTTTTTCAGCCATATCTCGTAGGTTTTCTTCTGATGTATCTTTATACCTACCAGAAATTGTAGCATATCCTGTTTTTGGCTGCTCTCCCTTTCCGATGCCCTCGCTAGTCTTTTGGGACGCAATAAACTTTACAGGTTTATTGTCACCAGATTTATAATGTATGGCTTTTGCGTAGGTTGTAACTCCTTTTCCATCGGCAGTTTTTACGGCAGGTGATGTGCCAGCAACGATCCATGTATCATAGGATTGATATGCTGGAATATCTAAACGGCCATGAAACATATCTCCATCCTTTAAAGTTGTGCGCTTTACTCCAAGTTTATCTGCATCCTTTTCAGAAAGCAAGAACAAACCGTTTTCTCTTTGTGTAGGCTTCAATGCAAACACCGTAGCTTTAGAACTAGGTTGACGTGGTAACTCTGTCCATTCTGTTATTGGCTTATTTTCTGCTACATTTTTTAGATGCTGCTCTCTTGTCAAAATTTTGTTGTCAATTAAATCTCTTGCAGACTGCTCCAGTTCTGGTGTTCGCCTTACTACACTTCTACCAGTTGCGTCACGATCTTCTGATACTAAAGTTTTTGCTGCAGCTTGCCACTCTTCTGGTGTTTCAAGTTCATCAAGCTGACTAAAGATTTCGTCATACTCTTTATTGGCAACTTGACGTATGCTTTTCTTAGCAGCTTTAGCACCTACACGAACGCCGGGAAGCATACCCGCTCCTGTGAGTCCGGCATACATCACACCCATTCCCACTTTCTTTGGATCACGCTCCTCAACCCCCGCATAAACAAGATCACGTATAGTGCGTAGGTCTTCTGGAAGTTCTGCTATTCCTTTAGCAGTGCTTACTACGGGAGCAATGTCTGTAGCCAAATCAGCCGTTTGCTTCATGCCCTCAACAAATTCTTCTTTTCTTTGCTCCGGCGTCATCTCTGATCTATCAACAAGACCACCCTCGTTCATGCTGCGAGAGGCTAATTCTATAATACGTTTAATGTCACGATGACCCATTCTGTGTGTGCCATACATGTTTATTGATATATTTGGTCTACCTCTAACACCACCTTCTACCTGAATACCTGATTTTTCAAGTTGGCTTAACTCCTCTGCAGAAAAGTTTGATCGTGGTTTGTGACGAAGTAAAGCGTCTGCCAACACTCTATCCGATATATTACGGGTTGTCATTGTGGC